GTAGAAACTGTCGGTTACTTTCAAGATGAATCACCAGGTTCTTTAATTGAAGGGATAGATACATTGTTGGAATACCAAACAATGCCTGTTACTCTTGTTCCGTACTTCAATAACACTACCATTACAGATTTTAGCTTACAGAGTCCTAATGAATTGCTGGTGGTAAAGAATGGTAGTAACTACTATAGGTTGGATTCCGACCACAAAGCAGCTACAATTAATGAACCTGGTGCAGGAGCTGATTGGACAGATTATTGGACTGAAGTACCAAGTATATCGCAAGGGTTTTTACCTTGGAGGTTGGGTACATTTTATTATGGAGCGGGTTCTGATAATATCGGATGGTCTAGTAGACAAGCAGGTGACGATAACACCAATCCATTCCCATCTTTTGTAGGTCGTACAATACGAGACATCTTCTTCTTTAAGAATAGACTGGGTATACTGACAGATAGTAATGTTATCTTTAGTGAAGCAGATGAGTACTATAACTTCTTCCGTACTACTACACAGCAGTTGTTAGACAGTGCACCAATAGATGTAGGACTCAGTCACACAAAGGTAGCACTGTTAGAGAATGCAGTACCGTTTCAAGAGAAACTAATGTTGTTCAGTCAGAACTCTCAGTTTGTACTTAGAGGAGCAGATGTGTTATCACCTAAAACTGTAGCTATATCTCCTGTTACTGAGTACGATATATCTGACAGTGTACAACCAATAGCTCTAGGTAATTATATATACTTCACATTTAAACGGAATGAGTACGAAGGTATGTATGAATACTTTGTTGATAACAATACCGAGACATTCAACAGTGAAGAGATCACTCAACAGATACCTAAGTACATCACATCTAATGTACAAAAGATAGCAGGTTCACAAGCTGAGAATACTATAGCTGTTAGTACTACAGCAGATGCTAAGACATTGTTTATCTATAAGTACTTCTGGAGTAACAAAGAAAAGATACAGAGTGCTTGGATGAAGTTTACATTTGGTAGGGATGTACGAGGGTTTGACTTTATCGACAGTAACTTGCATCTAATCACAGCAGACACGGATGGTTTACACTTAGAACAGTTGACCCTGGAAGACGGTATTAAAGATGCTGGATTAGATTATACATTGTATCTGGATAGCAGGGTGGATGGAAGTACATTGACTACTAGCTACGATGCAGCGTCTAAGACCACCACTGTATCCGGTTTCCCTTATGATCCTACAGATGTAGAGATATACACAAAGAACGGACACAAGGTAGCATTTACTAGAACATCAGCTACAGCAGGTACAGTGGTAGGTGATTTAACTTCTACAGATTTCTTTGCTGGTATCCCGTACAATATGTTGTACAGGTTCTCTGACCAAACACTTAAACAACCAACAGAAAGAGGAGGTCGTAGTGCATCTGATTACGCCTATCAAACGATCCGTAACGGTAGTATAAACTACGCAGATACCGGACACTTCACTGTTGAAGTAACACCTAAGTACAGAGACAAGTACAGCTACGCATTCAATCCTGACAGTGTAGGAGCTAACTTAATACTTAATGCTTTCACCCCACAGGACGGACACTTCAGATTCCCTGTACAAGCACAACCTAACGAAGCAAAGATTGAAGTAGTTAGTGATTCTGCTTTACCAGTTAAGCTATTAGGTGCAGAGTTTGAATCCATGTTTATACCGAGGAGCAGAAGATATGGAGCTTAGAATAGATGAAGCACAACTTGATATGGATGCTCCTGATCTGTACGAAGATTTACGGGAGGCAGATATGTTAGAGATTCTTGGATTGATGCACCACCCTAGAGATGCTGTGTATATGTCGTATGCTTCTTCTACTAAGTGCTACAGTGTAAAAGATGATAACAACTATCTATACTGCTCATTTGGAGTAGCTCCTATCGAAGGTACTAATATCGGAAGTGCTTGGTTATTAGGTACTAGAAGATTACCAAAGATAAAGAAGTTCTTCTTACAACACTCTAAGGAGCGTATGCAGGAACTATTAAATGGATTTGATTACTTAACTAACTTTGTTATGCGTACTAACACACTGAGCATTAGATGGTTGGAGTGGCTAGGTGCTGAGTTTAACGATTGTCAGTACGAGAACTATCTGTCATTTATATTAGAGAGGAAGTAAGTATATGTGTCATCCAGCAGCATTCGCAGTTATGGGAGGTCTCCAAGCAGGAGTACAGGCGTTGGGCAGTAGGCAACAAGCTAAGATGCAGTATCAAGCTGCCCGTCAACAAGCTGAGATGCAAAGGCGTTATCAAGAACAAGCTGCTGCTGCGGAAAGACAAAGAGCACAACAAGAACAAGCCTCGATGCGTATGCGTCAAGCACAGGAGCAGGAAGCTGTTGGACGGGAACTTGAACAAGTCAGTCGTAAGTCACAAGCAGCACTTGCTAGAGCTAGAGTGGCAGCTGGAGAAGCTGGTGTAGCAGGTGCATCTGTTCAAGCGTTGATGGGTGACTATATGAGACAGGAAGCTGGGTACAGAGCTGCGTTATTAAGACAACAAGAGTTAGGTGCAGTAGGTACTGGACTCGGTCTTGAACAAGCTGGACTCGCTTCTCAACAACGATTGATCGGTATTAGACAACCAATAGCACAACCAATCAGACCTAGAGGACTTGGTATACAAGATGTATTAGGCGTAGCTAGCGGTGCTATGCAGGGGTATATGGGTGGTAGAATGCTTAGTAATGGTGTTAGTGGAAGTCCCGACGGTCTGCAAAGATTTGATAGCACTGTTTCAGCAGACGCAGCTACCACTATGCCTAGCTTTTTTAGACCTCTTACTATTTCTTTAGGCGGTGGTAAAACCTCCACATACATGCCTGATACAGATCAATACAGCATTTAATTATGGCTAAGGAACGAGTACAAGTACAAGGTCTAGGAGATGTTGCTCCTGGTATTACTCCAACTATTCAACGAGCTGGTCAGTACTCCGTTGCACAATTAAGAGCAGCCCCCGTCCAAGCACCCCGCAGTAAACTGTTAGACTTAGCAGAAGCGTTGGGTACAAGCATGGAGATAGTCGGGCAGTACGGTAAGCTGAAAGAGTTTGAATTTAAAAAAGGACAAGAGCGTGGTGAGATGGAAGCAGCTACTGCTGATCTTGAGACATCTATTGATGAATTAGATACAACAGGAGAGAAGTTAGTAGAGCAAGGATTGTTACCTAGATCACAACTGCTTGGTTATCAACGCTCATTCCGCAGACGCATCGGTCAGAGGTACGCTAGAAAGACTTACGCTAACAGCTTACAAGCTAGGATGGAAGAGGTAACTCAGAACCTAGACAGCGATGCAGACATCATAGAGAATATACTAGCTGAAGAAAGACAGAAGATAACAGAGCAGTTAGGTGGTTCTCAATTCGCTATGCAAGGGTTCGGTGACTACGCTGACTCTATTGAGAATAGTTTTTATAACAACGCTGTTAAGCAAAGAGACAAAGCTACTCAAGAGTACAACGAAAGCTTAGTTATTGAGGATGCTAATGATACATTCCCAAAGCAGATACTAGAGGCTAGTGTAGAGGACGACTATACAGACTTTGAGAATAGTTTAAAAACTTGGATGGAGGAACGGTCAACAAAGGATCGTATACCAAGGTCTAGGATGGTTGAGTTAATTTGGAACGGAATGGCGAAGACAGCTGTAAGCGATCTGTTATTTCAAAAACAACCGGACAAAGCTGAAAAGATTTTAAACGCTATAACAAGTGTAGATTTAACAGGTGAAGGCGGTAAGTTAGGAAATATAAATAGACCTAACGCTTTAATCAGAACCGAAACTTTAAGTTTTAAATCTCAAATACAACAAGTAAAAGAGGCTATTAAGGCTGATGTTGAGTTCGATGCTAACGATATAATGGCTGTTGTTAACCCTGCCTTACAATCAGTTAATGATGGTATAACAGGTATAGAACAATTAGACGCAATCAGTTTAAGAAGTATTGAAGGTTTCTTAAAGGATGTCGGATTTGAAGGGGATATTGCAAAAGAAGCAGAAAGTTTATTAAGAAGTAAAGATACATCTAAGCTATTAGATTACACTAGGTTGTATTACGCTAATGATGCGAAACGAGAGGCTTATGGTTTAGCTGCTAATAAAATAGATTATTCAGCTATACAAATTACTCAGCGATCTGCCTCTCATTTATCTAAAGACCAAAAGGTAGAAGTGTCAGAAAATATGCGTAAAGCCGTTGCGGAAGGTAGAAGAGCTAAGGATGTGTTAGATGCTGGTGGGGGTATAGGAAATGCACCTATAACAGATGTATCAATGAAAGTTGAAGCTGCTAGGCTTGAGGCAGAGCAAGAAGAAAATACTTGGTTTGAAAGAGACGAAAGTTATAAAGACTACCGTAGTAGCTTAGATGCAGGGTTTGAAGATACATTGCTAGAGTTTTATCCTAAATTAAAAGTTGGGGATGTCCGCAGGGAAATAGATAGCGACACTCCTGTATTTAAAGATTTATATAATAAAAAGATAAAAGAAGCTCAGATAAAATTAAAGAACGCTCCAGATAGACTTGAAGCAATAAAGTCCAGGTTTGAAGAAATTAAAACCGAAGTTATGGGTAATTGGTCTGACTTTGTTAAAGCTAAAAAGTTTTACGAAGAAGGTACGATAGTTGGGATTGAGCAAGCTAAAGCTAAAGGAGAAGAGTTCTTAGATACTTTAGACATAGATGAGGAAACCTCTCAAGAGAAACTAGAATCTATTATAAAACCAGCAGCTAAAGCATGGTACGAAAGTATACCTGGTTTTGAAGAAACTACCGAAGAAGATAGAGAAATGGAAAGACAATCTAAAATAATTAGAAATGTTGATCTTAATGAGCTTGGTCCGAATAAAATAAAAGATAGGAGAATAGCTTGGAATAAAGCTGATGTTGTTAAAAGTGCATATAATAAAAACCCTGATAATGTAGATTTAATCAATATATATGAATTGATGCGTAGGAAATGGGGGTATCAGAATCCTAGTGAGTATTTATCAGATAGATCGGAGTTTGAGTTAGATTTTAGAGAGACTCCATTTTATACAGATAAGGCATCATTAAAGGAAGAAGTAGTTGGTTTATTTCAAGAATGGTCTGTATATTCACAAACACCTAAAGCTGAAAGAGACTTAGAAGCTTTTCCTATCTTTAAAAAATGGAATGAAGTTTTTGGTGTTAGAGACGATAAAGATATTTTATTAGTAAAAGACGCACAACTTAACATACTGAAAGCACAGCAGTAACATGGCTACTGAAGAAGAATGGTTAGCCGGTTTTGATACAGAAGCAGATCAAGCTGGAGATGTAACAACAGAAGTTAAACCACAGGAGATACCTCAAGATTGGGTAGCAGGTTTTGGAGATGAAGAGGAAGATGAGGTTGTAGATTTTGTTGATGAGGAACCACTAAGAGGAAACGAAAGTGAACCTTTTTGGCATCCTTGGGTTAGACAAGCTACAGCTACATATCTTACAAGGCATAAACCAGCTGCTGAAATAATACAGAGATCAGCTGTTAGGACGGCTGAAGACTTATATAATGTAGTTAATGAAGGCATTCCACTGGGTGATGGTAAAGCTGCTAGGTGGGAAGAGGAGTGGCTGGGCGATCCTAAGAATGCAGTAGTAGATATTAGTGCAGATATAGGATCATGGTTAACATCTTTCTTTAGTGTTGGTGGTTTATTTACTAAAACCGTAACACTACCTGCTCAACTTCCTAAAATACAAAAAGGACTAGCGGTCGGTAAGGAACTATTAACATCTACTAAGCTTGGTAAAAAACTATTCGGGGTAACTAAAGTAGCCTCAGAAGGGTTTTTGAAAGGTGCTGTAGCTGATTATATACGAACTGATGTTGATGATTTAGAAGCTAAAGAAGCAGTCGATAAAAGATTAGAGGAGTTATATATTGGAGCTGCTATGGGAGCTGGTGTTAACTTAACTGTTAACGGTTTAGGTAGGGTTATAGCTGCAGGTTCAAGGAAGATCGAAGCATTACGCCAAGTCAGAAAAGCTGCTGAAGGGAAAGCTGATCCAGAGAAAGCGTTAAAAGATTTAAAGGAAGCTGTTGAAGAAGAGAATGCTATTAAGCAAGACCTTAGTGAACAGATCGATCCAGCTAAAAACGACTTTGATGTGGAGCTTAAAACAAAGGTTGATGAGCCTGAATTACCTAAAGCAGAAGAACCTGTTAAGCCTGAAGTAGAAACACCTATCGTTGAAAAGGCTAAACCAAAGGTGGACCCAGCTGATGAAGTATTTCAATTTATACAAGGACAACGAAACTACCCATTACAAGTACAAGCTATGGTTCAAGAGACTATTAAGCTTAGTCAGCGTTTAACACCTAAAGTAAATAGTTTAGTAGAAGATATATCAAAGCTAGATAATGCTGTGTTAAAAGAGTCTAATGTTGATGTAGGTAAATCCTTTGATGAAATAAAAAGTAAGATAATAACACTTGAGGACGAGCTACTTAGAAATAGAAAACTCGTAGATATAAGAGCTAAGGTAGGAAATTTCGCAGGAAGATTACTCGCTGGTTTCAGAAAGAAAGAGGTAGTGGATTTAACTAAACCTTTTGAATATAAACCAGGGGTACGAAAACAGTTAGATAATATAGATACTTTATTAAATCTAATTAAAAGCGTAAAGACGGGTACTAACTACGGACAAGATATTGTTAAAACATTAAGAACTGAATTATCTTTGTTGGATGAAGTAGCCGAAACAGGGAACTTAGCTGCTGCGTTAGACAAACAATTTAACCTTACAGCCGAGAGTAGCTTAAACACTATCTGGGGTAACTATAAGCAAAGAATAAGTAAACAAGTAATTAAAGAACTTAGGACTAAAGAACCAACTAATAAAGCAGCGTTGGAGTTATTTTCTAACAGAGTCACGACTACATTAAATGGTGCACTGAAGGGTAATAAAAAGGTAGCCAAGAAAGTAAAGACAGCTTTAGCTGATGTTCAAGATATAGTTAAGAACCCGGGTAAATACAGAGAATCCATAGATCAAATCATATCGGATATAACTAAAGCTAAAGACATACCAGCCGACGAAGTAAACAGGTCTTTACGGATACTAGAAGATTTAAAAGAAGGTGTTAACAGTCAAAGATTTATAGATAGCTTGCCTAATAGGGGTAAGATAGTAGAGAAAATATTAAGAGAAGAAGTTGATAACATAGGAAATAAGATAAGAGCTGCTGTTAATTCAGGAACCGAGAGGCAGTTAGTTGATGATGTTATGTCCGATCTATCTGGTAAAATGAAAGAACTGAGTCAATCGGAGAAAGATATTTTATTAAATACGATACGAGTAGAACTATCTAACACTGTAGCTTCTGTGCGGGATAGTATACTAGGAAACTTTAAATCTAAAGAACTGTACAAGCAGTATTCATTGAAATCTCAAATAAGAGAGTTGGATGAAATGGCTGATAAAAGTATAGCTGAGATAAAGGAGTATTTAAAAGTTAACGCCAGAAAAGCACAAGTTGACCCCGAAGGTATTAAGCAATTAAAGACAGAAGTCAGGCAGTCTAGGAAAGTATTAACAGATATACTAAAAAACGAAGAGATCGCAGCTAAGAATGAATTTAATAAAGAATTTCTTAAGGCATTCCAGGCGATGGGTAGACACGGCACTGAAGGTATTAATAACATAGAGTTATCGCTCAGGGCTTTAGAAACCTATAGAATGAATACGGGTTTGTTAATGGGCTTCAGAACTTTTCTTGTAGGTCTACCTTCTGGTATTATTAATTTAACATTACAACCACTTGAAACAGCTTTAAAAACTTTATTAAAAACAAAAAACTTACAAAAGATAAATAGATTAAATAGAGAAGTAAAAGCACATAAGTTAGCTATTGCTGAAATAGCTGCCGTAAAATCATACTTCTCATCTTTTGTAGACGCATTGAGGGTGGCTAAGAACACACTTAAATACGGAGAAGAGGGTTCTTTTATGCCTCAAATAATGAGAAGGCATGAAGAAGATTTAACTAGCGTGTTGGACTCGGTAAAAGCTAAAGAAAAGCCTTACACTATAAACTTTAAAAACAAAAAAGAACTTGAGAAAATGGTAAAAGCTTACGGTGTAGATAACCCTGAGAATGCTACATTATTTAGAAGATTCCTAGAAGATGTGGCGTTAGGGGAAGCTTCTACTCGTTTAAGTAAACTAACCCGACCCCTTTTTGATTTATCGTTTAGAGCCATGCAGATACCGGATCAAGCTATGATATTCTTGGGTTATATGCGTAATCAAGATGCTTTCTTTACGAAGCAAGGAATCGAGAATGGTTTATCAGGAAGACAGTTACAAGAATTTGTCAAAGATGGTTTAGATAAAGCTGTTGTTAGAACAGACGACGGTCTTATCAGGGCTGCTCAATTAGAAGGACAGCAGGACATCGAACAGCTATCTAGGATGATTACATTCCAACAAGAATATGCTGATAAATATGTATCTCAGTTCGCTAAAGGATTTGCTGATTGGTCGAGAGGTGGCGGTAGAGGGGGTCCTGACTTTCTTTCAAGATTTGATGACCCATATATGAACCCATCTAAAATAGCAGCTAGGTGGTTATCTATGTTTATAAAGACACCAACAGCAGTTGCTCAATGGTCTGTAGATAAATTTCCCATCACTAGAGGCACTCATTTAGGATTGATGGCTTTAGGTGGTGTTACTAAAAATACAATAGGTACAAATACTCAACGAGCTATTAGAAGATTAGAAAAATCTATAAAAGATATAGATAACGCCTTAACTCTTAAACCTATAACAAAAGATGCTAAGGATGATTTCTTTAGACAAAGAGCTGACTTAGTAAAAACAAAAGAAGATTTAATTCTAAAACAAGCTGAAATAAAATCAGAAGCTTTAACTGATTTCTTTCTTGGAACTACTTTATTAGTAGGAATTACTCATTGGTTAGCTGCTGGTAGGATAACTGGGTCAGGTGCTCATTTAAGTAGAGAACAAAGGGATAGATTGATTAAAGGGGAGGCTGCGTGGAAACCTAACCATATATATGTCGAGTGGGACGGTGAGTTAAAAGCTATAGATTACAGCAGGTTAGAGCCACTATCTACAATCCTATCGTCTTATGTTGATATGATTCATCATTTAGAATTTTCACAAGAAGACCCTACAGACGATGATGTAAACATGTTTAATGTAATGTTAACCTCTTTGATTTATAATTTTAAAAACAAATACTTTTTGAGGGGTCTTAGTGATTTTATGGATTTATTTAATCCCAACACTCCAGAGGGTAAATGGGAATCCTTTGCAGCGAGTCAAGTGGGTACATTACTACCTAGACCTATTTCTGAATTTAATAAAATAAATCAAGAATATGCAGAATACGCTATAGGTTTCCAAGAGAAGGTTAGGTTAAGATCAGGTAGGACAAACCAAAGGATCGAAAGGAATTTATTCGGAGAGAAGGTTAGTCGTATATATGGTCAGGAAGGTTTGTGGGGTATGGTTAATCCTATTCATGTTACTGATGTAAAAGATGACTCCGTTATGAGTGAAATTACTAACTTCAGAGAGCCTGTAGGTAAACAAGACTTTTATAGAAAAAGAGGTTTGAGAGGCGATATAGACCTTAGAAAGTTTAGGAATAAATCTAATCAATATCCGTTATTTCAAGCCTACGCTGATTTAATAAGCAGTAAGAAGAAGGAAGTGGAAATTGATGGTAAGGTCTACAATACGACGCTTAGAGGTGCTATAAGGAAATTAATAAGAACTAAAGAATATAGGGATGCTATAACTGCCGGGGAGGTATTAGAAGGTGAAGTTAGTAAGATTGATTTGATAAGTGGATACATAGATGAATACAGGTCGCACTTCTGGAATCAGATGAAAGAAGATCGTCGATATAATAACTATGTAGATGAAGACGGTGTATCTTGGAAGAACTTTGTAAGAATAGAAGGCGTTAAAGAAAGACGCAGAAAAAGAACTGAACGCACTAAAGGTATGAAGGAACTAATGTTACCCGCTCTTGACTAAGTGCTTGAACTCCTAACTCAATAGTTAATAATATATTATCATGGCAAACACCTATGTAGACTACACAGCAACAGCAGCTCAGACTGACTTTGCTTTTAACTTTCCTTACCTAGAAGACGAACATGTTACAGTCGAAATAGATGGTACGCCAACAACTGCTTTTACTATTGTTACTTCTCCAGCCACTAAAGTAGTACTGAATGTAGGTGCTACAGCTGGTCAGATCGTCAGAGTAAGAAGAAAGAGTCAACCGGACACGAACCTTGTAGACTTTGAGAATGGTTCAGTACTTACTGAGAGTGAGCTAGATAGAGCGTACTTACACAACCGTTATCTTGCTGAAGAGATCGCTGAACTGAATGATGCGTCGTTGCAACAACAACAGGGCGGTACGGATTGGGATGCTAAGACTAAGAAGATAAAGAACATTGTTGATCCAGTAGACGCACAAGACGCAGCTACTAAGAACTATGTAGATACAGAAATAGACACTGAAGAATCTGCTAGGATTGCTGGAGATGCACTGAAAGTAAACAAAGCTGGAGATACAATGTCTGGTGTTCTGGCGATGGGCGATAATAAAGTTACTGGATTAGGTACTCCTACGGATACAACAGATGCAACTACTAAGACTTATGTAGATAGCAAAGTAAACCAAGCATCCACAGGTGCAAGCTTTCCTCCTACTAAATGGGTATTTACAGCTTCATCTGGTGCTAATACTACATACAGTGTTACGGGAGCAGAGATAGATGGGGATACAGCATACGATGTAAGTATCGATGGATCAGTTAAAGAACCTACCACTGATTATACAGTAGACCCTGATACTGACACCCTCACGATTATTCCTACTCTTAACGGTTCTGAAAACATTGTAGTTATTGAAAGAGGATTTGGTGTAGCTTTAACAACAGGTTCCATAAGCGGTTCGCAATTAGAAGATGGATCAGTTACAACTCCTAAGTTAGCGGATGGAGCTATTACTGCTGCTAAGATTAGTACCACAGACACAAACTTTAATGTACAGTCAGATGGAAAGGTTGGTATTGGTACTGCGAGTCCTAGTTCTGAGTTGGAAATATCTAAAACAAGCGGGAGTTCCGTTAAATTAACTAGAGCCAGTTTTAAGGGTACGTCAGAAGCTGGCGATGTATCATTTCATAGTGGTGGTAATTCCGGAGAACTAGCTAACCCGGTTGCTAAAATTGTAGGATTGGATACTTTTACTGGTGGGAATAACCCATACAACGGAGAATTAGCATTTTATACATTGTCCAACAACTCTTCTAATGAAAAAATGCGGATCGACACTGATGGTAATGTAGGTATTCTTAATACTAATCCTCAGTACCCGCTGGATATAACAGGTGATGTTAACATTACAGGTGAATACAAGGTAAACGGTACGAAATTACCAGCAGTAACTTCTGTAGACAGTGGTACAGGACTGACAGGTGGTCCTATTACAACGAGTGGTACGATTAGCCTAGCTAACACAGCAGTAACAGCTGGTAGTTACACCAACACGAACTTGACGGTAGACGATCAAGGACGCATCACAGCTGCTAGTAACGGTACTGCTTTATCTAAGTGGGATAGCGGATGGGTAAACCAAGACGACCAAACGACCCCAGAAAGCGTAGATAACGGAGCTACTTTGGTTTTCGATCACGATCTAGGTAGTGCTGCGGTAGGTTCTGTGTTTTCTGTGTATGCAGCTGAAGATTCAAGCGGTACAAATATGGAACAACAAAACTATTTACATTGGGTGGAGTCGTCTAGTTTTTCAAGAGGTGCACAAGTCAAATCGATAACTCCTACAAATATAACAGTACAGTTAGCTCCAAATGCATATACGGTTGCTAACACAGGTGCGTTTAGTTCAAAGAATTGGGGTACAGGTACTAATTTCTTTTCTCACATTAGAGTAGTTTTAGTCGGATAAATACAAGATGATTGAATCTCTATCTGGTCTATTAAATACCGCTCTAGCTATTGCTCTTGGAGTTATCGGGTGGATTATTAAACGCATGATCGAACGATTAGACCTAGGTGATAAACGGATGACTAAGATAGAGGTGGAGTTAGCTGCTCAACGGGAAAGAGATAGAGCTGTTGAAGAACGGATAGCCAAGGTAGAGGACGCTATAAAGGAAGTCCACAACAAACTAGATCGTATGATGGAGGTATTAGTAAAGAGATGAAAAGAGGATTGTACGCAAACATAAACAGACGAAAGAAACTAGGCATCAGCCGTAGTAAGAAGAAGTCTACTATATCTGCTAAAGCTTACGCTAATATGAAGCGTGGGTTTCCAAAGAAGTAACGATGCCTTACTCACAATACAGTCCTAAACAGAAACGCCTAGCTGCTGTAGCTGGTGATAAGAAAAAGATAACACAAGCTGACATCATTGCGTTAAGAAGGCGTGGTGTTACCCTGAAGAGTCGCGATGGCAAAAAAGCGTAAAGGTGTATCACTGTCCCTCGGTAGAGGTGAGAAGTCCCGTAAGGGTGGGCTGACTGCTAAAGGTAGAGCTAAGTACAATCGTGCTACTGGTTCTAATTTGAAAGCTCCTCAACCTGGTGGTGGTCCTAGAAAGCGTTCCTTCTGTGCTCGGATGTCTGGAGTAAAGGGACCAATGAAAGACAGTAAAGGTAGACCAACAAGAAAAGCTTTAGCGTTGCGTCGTTGGAAATGCTAAGACGACCTAAACCACCCCGTATACATCCGCTTACCTTTCAGAGCCGGACGCTTTCTGCTGTAGCAGGTGCTAGTGTTACTGAAGCGTTAGAAGCTACAGAAGCAGCAAAAGTTCTTACAGATTCTATTACATCAGACCCTGACATCATCGGTGTGAGTGGTGGTAACGCTGCACTAAGTGACCCTCAGATCGACGCAGGTAATGCTACAGCTAGTGATAATTTAGATGTTTACAATGGAGGAGGAGCGTAACAAATGGCTACTTTTAGTAAAAGAATACAACTTAGAAACGATACTGCTACTAACTGGGCATCTGCTAACCCTGTGCTTTTAGCTGGGGAAGTAGGCATCGAAACAGATTCAGTACGCAACAGAATTAAGATAGGTGACGGGACGACTGCTTGGAACGATCTACCTTACTTCCTTGACGCTCGTGAAGAAGAAGTGGGTGATTACCAAGATTTCCTTGACGGCTTAACTACACCCTAATATAACATCGCCTCGATATGAGTAGCTTACTTACACAATTAGGACAGAAGGTTAAAGCCAAGCTTGATAACAAGCTGAATACATCTGGAGGGTTGATTAGTGGTACGCTTTCTGTTTCTCAATCTATACAAATCGGATCGTATGATGGAGATAATTTACCTACTATAGGAACCTCTGGTAGAATAATCTATGTATCAAATGGTAACAGTGGTAGTCCTTGCCTAGCTATTGATGATGGTTCTGATTGGAAAGTTATAGCTCTCGGAAGTACAGTAAGTACTGCTGTTCATCTACTTGCGGAAAATAGCGACACTTTAACTACGGAAGCTGGAGATGTATTGGTTGCTGACGAAGCTGTTTGACACATATTAGCTCTCCTTATACTTTTCTTAAACACAACTAACCCACAACAAAGGATTATATATTATGTCTAGTTTGCTTACCCAATTGGGTCAAAAAACCAAAGTAGAGCTTGATAAGAAGCTTGCCCTCGCAGGAGGAACAATGACCGGAGCTTTGACGCTCTCAGGTGCTCCTACTGCCTCCCTTCACGCTGCTACCAAAGCTTATGTTGATAGCGTTGCTGGTGATGTAACTTCTCTTCAGTCCGAAGTAGATGCTACTCAAAGTGGTGCTGGTCTTGGTACTGACGGTTCTTATTCCGCTAACAGTGGTACGAACTACTTAACTTCCGTAACCAGCCTTAAAGCTGCTGACGAAGCTCTTGATAGCCAACTTAAAACTGTTGCTGACGCTGTTGCTTCTAACGATAGTGACATCTCCAGCCTTCAGTCCAGTGTTTCGACTAACTCTTCTGACATCAGCACTCTTCAGTCTAATGTTAGCTCCAACGATAGTGACATCTCGACTCTCCAGTCAAATGTTTCTACTGCTCAATCTGACATTACTTCTCTTGAATCTGATGTTAGCACACTGCAAAGCAATGTTTCGTCGAATGATTCGGACATCTCCACCCTTCAAAGCAATGTATCCAGCAACGACAGCGACATCTCCGCTCTGCAAACTGCAACTGGATCGCTCGCTTCTGACGGTAACTCCGCTTCCTTCTCCGGTAACCTTTCTGCTGCTGACCTAACTCTTAGCGGAAATCTTACTGTATCCGGAACTACAACCACTGTTTCTACAACAAACTTAGATGTTAGCGACAGTCTTATCAACTTGTCTAAGGGTGCTGCTTCAGGTTCTACAGCATCGAATGACGGTGGATTTGTTATTGAGCGTGGTTCCACTGAGTCGAACGCTGCGTTCTTCTGGGATGAGTCTGCTGACAAATTCAAAGTAGTTACTACTTCAGCTACTGCTGCTTCTACCGACATCTACGGTGACGACAGCTCCGCTGCTCTTGCTGACCTAGATGCTAACTTGTATCACAACGGAACTGAATTAGGAACCGTTGCTGAGTTCGAAGCTGCTTTAAGCTAAGCTTTATTGCTCTCATATCATCAAGGGGCGGTTCTTCGGAGCCGCCTCTTTTTGTTTACAAAGATAACAACTATTAATACAGTAGGTATATGCTAAGTCATAAAGAGGGAAGTAAACTGCACGATAAGATTGCAGGAGCATACAGTAACAGTATTGATATGATGGAGGACATAGGGGAGTACAACGCTGCCCTGCTAAACGGTGCTAGACAGTTCCTTAAGGATAACAATGTTGTTATGGACTCAGGCATGGGTACACCGTTGCAAACCCTGTCTGACCAACTTAATACTTTACCATTTGAAGAAGAAGAAACACCAAGAGATACCGCCCAAGCTACGGGACTTTAGAAACTTTCTGTACCTGGTTTGGAAGCACCTTAATCTACCAGACCCCACCGAGCTACAATACGACATCGCTGAGTACCTGCAACACGGTCCAAAGCGGTCTGTTATCATGGCGTTCCGTGGTGTTGGTAAGAGTTGGATAACAAGTGCTTTTGTAGTACATCAGCTACTGCTGGACCCATCTAAGAACATACTTGTTGTATCAGCATCTAAGAATAGATCAGATGACTTCTCTACATTTACCTTGCGAATCATTCAGGAGATTCCCATTTTACAAGGATTAAAGCCCTCAGAGAACCAACGATTCAGTAAGATAGCCTTTGATGTAGGACCTGCTCCAGCCTCTCACGCTCCCTCTGTTAAGTCCCTTGGTATATCGTCACAGCTAACAGGTTCTCGTGCTGATATAATTGTAGCAGACGATGTGGAGGTAGCTAACAACAGTGCTACTCAAGGAATGAGAGATAAGCTGGATGAACAAGTAAAAGAGTTTGACGCTATCATTAAA